GATATTTTTTAAATAATGCAACAGGATTTGCAACTTTATATGTAACCAATAACGGCTCTGGAAATTTAGCAAATTTTAGTAATTCAGCAGGAACAAAATTCACGATAAACAATGCAGGTAATTTAGGAAACGGAACATACACCTATACGCTACCATCAGCTACAGGTACTTTAGCTTTGACATCTGCTTTGAGTGGTTACTTACCATTGACAGGAGGTACGCTTACAGGAGCATTAAGTGGTACAAGTGCAACGTTTAGTACAACATTAGCAGCAAATAATAGTGTTGGTTTAATCAACCTTTCAGCAACAGGATACGGCACTTACATCAGGGGAGGTACTTCATCTAATTATGCTCTTTATGTAACTGATTATAATGCAGGAACGGCTATTTTGGATGCAAACTTAACAAGAGTTGCTTTAGGTGTTCCATTAAGTGGTACAAGTGCTACGTTTAGTGGTACGGTTACTGTTAGTAATGCCGATCCCTTAACTTATCTTCAATTAGCCAATACATCCGCAGGAGGTCAAATATATACATTAATAAGTGCAGGAGTTAGTAACCCACATAGCGAAGCTGTTGGTACATTTTATATTCGTAATAGTTCTACAAGTACAACTCCATTTAGAATAGCATCCACAGGAGCAGCTACGTTTAGTTCATCGGTTACTGGTAATGCAGTTTATATAGAAAATAATGGAACGGGTAATGGATTACAAGTTACATCAAGTGGTAGTGCAGGAACAAGTTTTATATTTAAAGCGAGGTCAACTGGGGTAGATAGATTTTGGATAGGCGATACAGGTAACGTAGGTATAGGAACAACAACGCCAGACCAAATAGGCTATGGAGCAGGAACAATTCTTGGATTACTTTCACCAGCATCTGATGCAACTTCTTTACAAATAGGAATTGTTGGAGGGTCGGGAGCAACATCTGGCTCTATGGGTGATATTAACTTTTTTGGCAGAAATGGAACAGGTTCAGTAGTTAGTAGGGCAGTAATAAGAGCAGGATTAGATGGAGCAACTAATTCTAATTTTATTAATTTTTTTACAATGGGTGCAGGGTCGGTTGCCGAACGTATGCGTATCACATCAGGTGGTGAGGTTTTGGTTGGAACAACAACTACAGATGTTAATACAGTTGGAGTACAATTAAGACCTACTGGTTTAGGTATATTTGTAAGGTCTGGAGCAAGTTGTTTACAATTAAATAGGTTAACAAGTGATGGTATAATAGCATCATTTAGAACAAGCGATGTTGAAAGAGGAAGTATATCTATTTCTGGTGCAACAACTTCATATAACACATCATCAGATTATAGATTAAAAGAGGATTTTAAAGAAGTTAAAGGACTTGAAAAAGTACAAGCTATTAAAGTATATGATTATAAATGGAAATCTTTTGATAGCCGAATGGATGGAGTTTTGGCTCACGAACTTGCAGAATTATTACCTTATGCGGTAAATGGAGTAAAAGATGAAGTTGATGAAGATGGAAATGATAAAATGCAAGGTGTTGACTATTCAAAACTTGTACCTATAATGATAAAAGCAATACAGGAGTTAAAAGCCGAAATAGATTTACTAAAAGGAATAGCACCTATTGTTAATAATTTAGAATAACTATATTTGACCAAACCAAAAAAACAAACATGAAAACCAAAGAAGAAACAACGCCAGAAGTACAGACAGAAATACAACCAGAAATCCAAAAGTTAAAAGTTGAGTTAACAGTTCAAGAATGGGAAGCAGTATTAGCAGTAATAGAGCAAAGCACAAGTCCACACATTCAAGTTAAATCAGTTGCCGCAGAATTAATTAAACAGTTACAATTGCAGATAAAAGATGACAAACCACAACCTAGCTGATTCAGCAACCATAGTAAGCATTTCAAGTGCTTTGCTTAGCATAGCCAATTTTCAGCCTTTAGTAACTCTGGTAGCCTCATTGGTTGCCATAGTATCGGGAGGCTTTGCGATTAGGTATTATTACAAGGCAACTAAAAACCTAAACAAATGATTAGAAGCGGTTTGATAGTTTTCTTAATCCTATTATCCGCTTTTTTTATGTTTTTGTCAGCATTTTTATTTATGGCAAAGAAGCCTAAAAACATTCTTACTACAAATATTGATACAGTTACAGTAGTTAAACGATTTGAGAAGTTTACAAAAGGCGATAAAATACCTTTTAAGATTTTAGATACTATTTATACTAACACAGAGAATCATGATACTACCTACATTATTAAAGATTATAACCAGGCTAAAGAATTTACTGATTCAATTAGGCAAGATAGCAACCTCTTTGTCATCCGAGATACCATCAGCCAAAACAGAATCATCGGTCGCTCATTCAAAGCCAAAATCCAAGAAAAAACCATAACGATTACTAATAATATACAAGCCAAACCTAAATCAGCTTTATACATAGGATTTAGAAGCGATTTAAGCAATGATATGAGCAGAATGGAACACAACATTAGCCTATCATTTAAAACTCGGCAGAGAGGCTTATTTAGCGTTGGTTATGGAATGTCAGGATATTCAATCGGTTATGCAATAAAATTATAGTTATGGCAAAGGCAATGAACGTAAGTGCATACGTTAAAAAATCAAGCAAAAGAGGCGTAGCTGCAAAAAGTAAAACGAGCAGTAATAAAACGAGCAAAAATTATAAAAAAAAATATAGAGGTCAAGGTCGATAAATAATAATATTATGGCAATCAAAAACTTAAATCCGGTAACAAGCATAATGGATTTTAAAACATTTGCAAAGAATCCAATTATAGCTACAATGTTTTTAGTAATCATTGGCATTAGCGTTCTATACATTGACATTAGAGGTAACTTTAATAGTCAATTAGAGGCTCAGAGTGCTAAGATTGAAAAGCTAGAATCGAAGATGGATGCTATGGGACAGTCATTAATTAAGTGCGAGAGCGCAATGAGTGGAGCATCTGCAAAGTTAAGCACATTGGAATCATTGGGTAAAATACAGAAAATCAAATGAGATATTTAGCATTCATACTGCTTTTATCTTCATGTACAACGGCTGAAATTGAGCAGGTAAATAAATACGATACTTTACTCTTAAAAATAGAGCAAAGCCAAAAGGTAATGGATAGCAGTATTGTTGAGGCTACAAAGAAAGAGGCTAAAATAATTAATAAAACTGTTCAAAGCATTATTCAAGACAAAAAGCAAATTGCAGAATTAGTTACTCAGGTAGCTGATGCAAAAGCAAACACTAGAGTTGAGATTCAAGTGCAGACTATCAGGGATACTGTTTTTGTTACAGAAAAGAAAAACTTCTGGGGCAAAAGTAAAAAGGATACATTATGACAGAGTTTTTTAAAGATGAGAACGGAAATCTAAGCATGAAGCGTTTATGCGGGTTGCTTTGTGTAATTGCCTTATGCGTGACTATGTATCATAACTCATTCAGCGAGGAACATACTGCACCATCGGCTATATTGGTTGAATCAGTAGCTTTGTTAGCATTCGGTTGCCTTTCATTGACTAGCGCAGATAAAATATTTAAAAAGAAATGAAACTATCAGAGCATCTAGATTTATCAGAGATTATTCGTAGCGATAGCGCTAAAAGAAACGGCATCAGCAATATGCCTACGCCAGATCATATAGAAAACTTTAAGATATTAGCAACTAAAGTATTTGAGCCTATTAGGGAGCATTTTGGTGTTCCTATTAGGATATCATCTGGTTATAGATCAGCAGAGTTAAACAAATGCATTAAGGGATCTTCTGCGACCAGTCAGCATTCAAGTGGCGAGGCTATTGATATAGATCAGGATGGCACTACAATAACTAATAAGCAGGTATTTGACTATATTAAGGATAATCTAGCCTTTGATCAGCTAATCAATGAGTTTAATTATGCATGGGTTCATGTTAGTTATAAAGCAAATGGTAAGCAAAGAGGCGAGATCCTAGAGGCTTATAAAGAGGGTAAAATAACAAAATACAGATTATATAAATAATTTATTTATCTTTGTGCTATGTATAAAGAAGAATTAGAAGATTTAAAGATTAACCAGGTCATTAAAGTATTTGAGAATCCTCAAGTCTGGCGCAATAATGCAAGTAGATTGCATAAGGAAACTCAAAAATTATTCCATATAAAGAAAATGAAAGATCATACTATGATTATCCGTATATTGTAAAATTGTTGTTACAATAAAAATATATTTTTTATTTTGTGAATTATTAAAATAACTTTTTTATATTTGATCAGCAATTCAATAAAGGGTTGCACAAAACTTGCAAAAATGACAACTTTATTAAACACATTAAACAAAGAATTATTAAAGGCTCAAAAAAACGTTGAAAAGATACAATCTAAGTATAATGATTCTAAAACTGAAAAAAATGAGTATTCAGGAGATAATAAAATTTATAAACAATTCGCAAACGCTATTCAAGTTAGAGATATTTTAGACAATACGATTAGTCAACTAACTTATTTGGTCAACTAACCATTCCTGTTCCTGCAAGTCAGGAATCTGCCGCCTCGCTTGATCAGTCAAGCGGGGATTTGGCAGTACAGGGCAATGGAGTTCTGTAAAAACTTGCATACAATGAAAATATACACAATTGAATTTATGGACAAGGATTACAATGATCTAATGACCAAAGTAGTCATATTTAAAAACTTAAAGCAAGTCAAATCATATGCTAAAGAGATTTTAGCTAACCTTTGTGATAATGACATCGTAACCTTTAGAATTTACTAATATGGAAATTATCATTTTTTTTATTATTATGTCGGCAATACTGATAACAGTAGCCGGATTGTGTGACTATTTAATCCAAAAAATAAAATGAGTGTACTAAAAGATTTAAAAACAAAGTATCCTGACTGCTACTATGATGCAGACATGGATGCTATCTATTGGAATGGTCAGACAGTAGCAGAAGATGCTAAGTATCTGATTGAAGATCATTACGATGGTCTAAAGACATGGGCATCTGGTAAATCAGGCAATCCAGAAGATGAGACGATGCAGTCATGCTCAGGCGAAGACTACATTATTGCAGAATTAAACCACGATTATCATTACGCATTCGACCAGATATGAACTTACTAGAAAGATTAAACCCAGAGCATTTAGAGATGCTAAAGGTTGAGCAAGAAAAATTCCCACTTACGATTAAAAATCTAATTGCAGAATTGGAAAATAATAATCATTTTTTAGATTTAACCTACCAAAGCATCCTTAAATTATTTTTGCATTTAGATTTAAAAGATTATTCAGTAACTTCACTAGAAAAATTATTTGACAATGTTAGCAGTTAAATCAACAGTATATCCAGACGGATTTAGAATCCTATGGGTAAGCGGAATGCCAAAGCACAAAGAGTTAGCAATGGATTCTCAGCTATATAACAGATGGGCAGTCTATGTTCATAACCTGGTCTTTAATATCAAAGGCGTTAATAAGATTAGATCTGGAGGCGTTTGCTATTCAGACGGTCAGGAATCAGCATTAAGGTTAGCAAAGGAGATACTAGGATGATAGAAAATCGTATCTTCTGGGTAATCATGGCAGCCGTGTCCTTAGTAGTATTGGTATTTATTATTGAATTATTTATCATGTTTTATTTGTATTTATAAATTATTATTATAACTTTAAAGAATGAGCGATATTGAATTACATCAAAAGAAATTACCAACCTTACAGGAGCTTTATAGCGATCCAGAGGGACTGGTAAAAACAGATGCTTTGCAGGTTATCCTAAACGGGCAACCTCCTGCATCCTGGATTAAAACACATCCATTTATTAAAGGCTATAAATATCTGCCTATTGATAAAGTAGAATACTTGCTAAAGCGCATTTTTAAGAATTACAGAATAGAGGTCTTGCGGGAGGGTTCTTCATTTAACGGAGTTTATGTCGTAGTTCGTGTGCATTATCTTAATCCAATTAGCGGTCTTTGGGATTTTCACGATGGCATAGGAGCTGCACAATTACAGACTGCTTCTGGTAAGTCTGCGGCTGATCTAGCGAACATTAACAATGGCGCTTTGTCAATGGCTTACCCATTAGCTAAAACAGTAGCAATAAAGGATGCCTGTGATCATTTTGGTACTACGTTTGGAAGCGATTTAAACCGCAAAGATACTTTAGCATTTACCTCTGATGATAAATTGCACATAGTTGCCCAAAACAAAGAGGAGGACCGGATGCAAAAGCTAATCGAAAAGGCTCAAGACAGAGAAACTCTGGAAACTCTTAAAACACATTTAACTGAAAACTTACAAAATCAATTTGATACAAAATGGAAATCTTTAAAATAAGAGCATCAGCAGCCGGTAAAATATCTGGCATAAAAGGACTAGGCGAAACAGGTAAAAGCTACTGTAAGCAATGGCTAAAAGAAAAGCTATACAAAAGGCGTACTGAAATTAAATCTAAATACATTGACAAAGGAAACAGGCTAGAGGAGGAGGCGTTTACGCTCATGGCTTTGCAGTTAGACTTAGGAATGGTTTACAAGAATGATAAATACTTTGAGGATGACTATTTCTGCGGAACTCCAGATCTAATACATAATGGAGTTGTTTATGATAATAAATGCTCCTGGTCTTTAGATACATTTCCAATGTTTGAATCAGAAATACCAAATTCTGACTACTTTAATCAGTTGCAAGTATATATGCACTTGACTGGATGTACCAAAGCCTCTCTGTGCTACACTTTAATAGATGCAGACTATGATCTAGTTAGTCAGGCAGTAAAATGGCTTACAGAGCCTAAAAAGATATACAGTACGATTTTTAACATGGTTTATACTAAAGAAGCGTATAAGGTATATTATGAGGAGTTCTGTGATGGATTTGAGGGTAATTTTATTGAAATACCAGAAGCAGATCGGATTAAAACATTTGAGTTTGAGTATGATCCGCAGGTAATTGAAAAGCTACAAGCTAGAGTGATTGAATGCAGGGAGTATATAGCTACGCTTGTAAAATGAAAAAATACCTAAAAGTGCCAGATAAAAAGCGTATTGCTTTGGCTTTAGAGTTAATAGCAGGTCATAACGTAAGTCCGGCAGATGCAAGTAAGTATCTTAACCTGTCAATGCCTAGCGTTTGCGGTTGGATGACATCCTACTGGTTTTATCAAAAGCCTATAAATCCAATAGTTTTAATATTAAAAAGCGATGTTTAATCATTTATTCCACAAGATAATTTTAGATTATATTAGAGGCAAGTCACTTGCTAAATATAAAATAGAAGATATTTGCAATGCTTTTAAAAATTATTATGGCTAAAAAACACATTAAAACCGATGGGCGTGGCTCTGCTCAGGAACTCGGCAAAGTCCAGGAATATAAAGCCAAACCAAAAAAGTATAAATCAGACATTATTGAAAACTATTTAAAAGCCAGAGATCGGTTGTTTTGGCTAGAGGGTACGCTAGATCAAAGAGCAGAAATTGAGCAAAGATGGAACAAATAAAAAGAGATCCTATGGAAATGTACCATAGCCGTAAAACTGCAAAAGTAGTAAAACCAACTAATGTACGTACTGAATGGCAAGAGCAACTAGCGTTTTGTAAGTGGTTAAAAATGCAATACCCACAGGTGCGCTTTAGATCAGACATTCAATCAGCCGGGAAGCTGACACCTGCCATGCAGAATATTAAATTGATTTTAGATCCATTTAGAGGTTTTCCAGATATTACTATCTACCTAAAGCGTGGTGAATTTTGCGGTCTTATGATTGAAATGAAGCGCGAAAACTCTGGCTTATATCTTAAAGATGGTAGCCTGTCTAATTCAAAGCACGTGCAAGAGCAGGGCAAAATGCATGAATTTTTACGTGATAATGGATGGAAAGTTGAATTTGCGGAGGGGATGGATGGGGCAAAAATAAAATTTAAGGAATATTTGATGAAATAATTATAAAATAGTAAATTGCAACAAGGTTAGAGTCTCAAAAATAGTTAACCTAAGGAATTAAAAGCCCTTGCATGATTTTGGACGTGAGACTCTCAAATGATTGCAGGGGCTTATTTTTTTAATAAATTTTTATGGAAAATTATAAACCAGAAGAATATTATAGAGCCAAAATTGATAAATATCTTACTATGTATTTTATTATTGAAAGAGAGATAAAGTCGGTTTGTGGTAGATACCGAATAGATTATGTTTTGCAATGTAAGGAATCTAAAAAATTATTTGGGTTAGAGGTTAAATCAGAAAAACGAATGAGAGGTAATGATTTTGGCAAGTATTTAAAACAAGCCAGTAATTATTCTGATTGTGAATGGTATTCAAAATTTGGCAAAGTAAAGATTTTAATTTTTATTACTCCGGCAATCTCAAATTCATTTATTAACATAACTAAAATGGAATATTTAAATGGCAAAGAAATATACTACTCTCAACATGACCGCAATCATGAACATTCCAATGTAGGTGGGTTAATTGGTCAAATTTGTAACATAGGTGAAATCAGAAGTTTTAAAGGTTATTACGGTAATGATTATTTTTCATTTATGTATAGAAATAAAACAATCTGGAGTTCAAGACTTAAAGGCAAAATACATGAGGTTAATTATAATTTTTATAATGATAAATTATGAAAGATATATTTTTCCAGTTTTATGAATCGGATATTAAATCAACAAAGCCACTAGGTATTGTTTCTTTGGAATACTGGATTAATTCAATGAAAAATCCAAAGCCAAAATTTAAAGAAATATTTGATAAAATACATTTAGCCTCATTAAATCAAAATAAAGCCGAAAAAGATATTTTAAAGAGATCTTTATACTTTTTTACTCCTTCGGTTATTGTAAAAACTAAGCGTTGTTATGCTGATATTGATGCATTCACAGGACTGCTTACAGTAGATTTTGATGGATTAGATTCTGATTATGCAAACGAATTTAAAAGCGCATTATTTAATCAATATAAATTTATAATTTGTGCGTGGCTTTCTGCATCACATAAAGGCGTTAGAGCATTGATAAAAATACCCATTGCCAAAAACGTAGATGACTTTAAATTGTATTTTAATGCCATTGAGCAAGAATTAGGAATATATAATGGATTTGACATAGCACCTAAAAACTGTGTTTTACCTATGTTTATGTCATACGATACTGATATTTTATCTCGGAATGATTATTCAACATTTACAAAAAAATATAAGCCATTAGAGATTATACCAATACCACAATATTTTGTAATAAACGATCCTTCAACTGTTGAACGTATAATTCAATCAACAGTAAATAAAATTAATTTTAATGGTCATCCTCAACTTAGAGCAATATCATTTGCTTTAGGTGGGTATGTTGCCTCTGGTTATATTGCTCAAATAGAAGCAATACAATTAATTAATAACTGTATTGAGTCAAACGGATATTTATCCAGGCAAACAAATGGATTGAAAATGTCAGATGTGTACAAAAAAACTGCAAAGGAAATGATAATAAAAGGTCAAACTAAACCATTAGATATTCAAAAAAGATAACATGGATAAATTCAAAAACAATGCTAAAGACATGACATTAAATCCAGTTGAATGGTTTAATTTCTATGGTGACTTTAAAGAGATATTTAAAAATAGTAAAAATCACTATTTTATTTCAGATACTGAAGTTGGTACTTATAAGAGAAAGCAGGAAGTAATATTTAGCGTTAAGGATATTTTTGTTACGATTAAAGATGATGATCATTTTGATATACCATCTGGCGCAAAGTACACAAAATTTATGCTACTGACCAAAGTCCGGTATAAAAATAATTATAGCGTTGCTATGAATTTTGTTTTGTTTGATTTAATGAAAATTCAAATACCATTTATTAGAGTGGGAGTTGATTATTATAAAAAGATTACAAAGCCTACCAGATATGGAGGTAATGCGGTTTTGTTAAAACATTGGAGAAAAGAGGAAATTAAACAAGATTATGACGCAAATTTTTTAAATAAAATCTACAAATATGATGACTTTACTATTGAGCCTAATAATGTAGATTATTCTGCTACAATCAATAATTTTTACAATTTATATGCAAAATTTCAGCATGAAATACATTCTGATTTGGTAAAAGAAACCGAGATAGAAACCTCCTTAAATTTGATTAAGCATATTTTTGGCAATAAATATGAAATAGGATTAAGGTATTTAAAGGTTTTATTTGAGTACCCAAAGCAAATTTTACCTATAGTAGTGTTAGTATCTGAGGAAAGAGGAACTGGTAAAACAACTTTTTTAAACTGGATGGACATGATTTTTGGTGAAAATTGTGTAAGTATTTCACCAGATGATGTGGCACGTGGTTTTAATTCGATTTACGCTACTAAAAACATTATACTTATAGATGAAGCAGTTGCAGAGAAACAAGCTACTGTAGAGAAGCTAAAAAGCATAGCTACTGCCAAAACAATCTCAGTATCTCAAAAGTTTGTTTCTGAATATTCAATACCTTTTTATGGTAAAATTATTTTATGTACTAATAAAGAAACCGATTTTATGAAAATAGACAATGAGGAAATCAGATTCTTTGTATTGAAAGTACCTACAATACAAAAATTAAATACCCAGATTGAAACTTTATTATTTAATGAGATACCTAAGTTTTTAAAGTACCTAACACAATTACCAGATATTGATTTTTCGTTATCACGTATGGTTTTTACTGCTGATGAAATTAAATCAGATGCTTTAGAGATTGTAAAAGAAGAAAGTAAAAGCGGACTCTGTAAAGAAATTGATATTATAGTTGAGGACTTTTTTAATAACAATGCAAAAATTGATGAATTTCAAGCAACTGCACTAGATATAAAAAATAGATTTTTTAGTAGAGATAACTCAATTTCGGCTAATTACATTAGAAAGGTATTAAAAAATGAATTTAAACTAAATCCTGACAAAATTCAGCGATATAATCCCTTTAATGAAACCATGACTTCACAAACTGGTACACCTTTTACCTTTAAAAGAATACATTTCTGTGATTTTGTAAAAAACTTTTTTAACGCTGAATTTGTAGACTTCTGATTATCAGTATGTTAAAAAATGTAAAAAAAATATACCCTTTAAAAGTTAGTATAAAAAAAAAATAAACAAAAAAAAAACCTATTTACTT